AGGCTTACTTTGACTCTGACTGGCTGCTGGTCCATTTACTGGTTTCCAAGACTTGGAGTAGTCTGCTTCAACACATACTCAGCAAAACGCAAAGCAGCACTTCGCTCCAAGGGTGACATTTTCTCTGTGCAGTCCGGAGGAATATGAGCAAGCATAGACAAGCTAACTTGCTCCTGCAAAAGAGCCTCGATACCACTACACTCCATGCCCACTGGCTCCGGTACGCTTTGGACGAAAAAATGTTTCATTCAAAGGCATTGTACAGTTAATAACGGCAGCACAAGCAGGACATGGCAGGACCATTCTGATATCAGGACCACACACATTATCATCTACACAGTCCAGCATGGCATAAACGTCTCTGCTTGGCAACTGCTCCAGGAACACGAGTAACTGACCCGTTTGGCCCGCTACAGTCTTACCATCTACCTCTATAACATGCCTCGATAGCCTGTAAGTAAGAGAAGGATCGCCAGCATGAAGCTTGGCAACAGCGGGTAGCCTGGAATACCGCTCAATCTCTCTCTCATCAGAGACCCGCAGAGATCGCAGACCAAGAGTATTGCCAGCTACAGGAAGCTCCACGTAAAAAGGCTCTGTATGATCATCACACAAAACCTTTACATTTACCTCTCCAGGGATCTGGACGGAGTGAGGAAACTGTTGCCCACAAGCAGAGCAACCAAGTGAAACTTCATAGTCAGAACCGTAGGAAATATTCCTTACCTCAAACAGTAAGAAAACCTGGTCCCCCACAAGCAAGCTGTCGTAGGGAATAGGCAAGTTTTCTACACATGCCTGAATGATCCTGTCTACCTTCTGGTTTCTTCCAATGGTTGGATCGGCTAATATCTTCTCTTCTCTCAGAGTCATACTACGAACAGAAAGCCGGCCTCCGGGCATAGCCGTGCCATAAAGCAGTCCACGGCTAGGCAGAACAGTCTCTTTGCTCAAAGAGATCTTCGGCTTGAACTCAAGACCTTGACCGGCTCCCTGTTGCTTTCTAGCTTCTGCAACAGCCTCTACCGCTTCAGACGCAACACCATTAGCCATACCAAAACACTCCTAGAAAGTAAAGATTAGACGTAGGTACCTGATCCCAAAGAAGCCTCATCATCAACCGTTCCAGTGACCCGCTCGATACGGTCAACCTTGAAAGTCACCTCAATAATGTTTGGCTCGGACGCAGTCATGTTGCCTCGACCATATCTAACGGTCATCGGCCACATTCCGTGCATAAGGAAACGCCGTCCAGGAGGCTGGCTCCCCATAGGATCCAACCACCAGATAGATCCAGTACTCTTGTACATGAAAGCATAGCCAATGGCTCCGGGCTCAAGCTGCTTACCACCACCAGAGTTACCAAAAGCATTGGGGCCTGGATTGTAAACCAGCCGTCTCCAGTCATAGATATATCCTGCTGTATCCACATCAATATAGTCAACACAGGTCAGGGTTTCCTCACCGAAAGTGGTCCTACCAGCTACATACCGGACTTCATTACCGTACTGTAGCTCAATAGCATCTGTCCTTTCCTCCGGCATAGGAAACTCTCTGACAGACAGGGCAATAATCCGCTCTGCCCCGGCGTCAATAGTACCATCTACCTGAGTACCAGGAACACCCACCTCCAGAACAAAGTTACTAACTCTCTGCGGCTCGAAGGTAGGCTTGTTAACACCCCCTGGAGCAATGTGGTTAGCAGAGATACCGTACAGTTCATTGTTAACAGCCATTGTAGGGCTCCTTTAGTTAGCCTGAGAAATCTCTTCAAAGGTGGCACCAGTAGGCAGCAAAATGAAATCAATGGAAATGATCTCTGCTGTCTTCGTGGGCTTCAGAAGGATCTTGGCTCGCATTTCGTTTCTAGCAATCACCGCTGCCGTATTCGTTGTAGCATCACAAATAATGCGGAAATCATAAACTGCCCTACGGTTCTTATATTCCTCCATTGTAGGCTTGACCATACGAACAAACCTACTCCAGGTAAACCTGTCGTTGGGCTCCATAATAAGATTTCTAGCAACGTAAACCACAACCTGACGCAAGGACAGCAACATTCTCCTTACGTTTACTCTGTCCAGAGCAGTAGCACTTCTGGAAAGGGTCCTCTGGCCCCAGAGACAGAAAGGAGCGTTGTAGAACGGCTTGCAGATAGGGTTTACTGCATTTCCGTTAGCATACATGTAGTCACGCTCACCTTGAGTAGCACTATGCTCAACAGCCTTGATATCATTGAAAGCAGCCCTGGTCATTCCAGCGGGAGCAGACCATGGGTTTGCCACGTAGTCAGTATTGGCAATGGCATAAGCAACGTGCCCACTAGGAGGGATCCAAACATCTGTGTTGTTGTAGCTGTCAAAAACCTGGACCCACGAGTAGGTAAGCATAGCATAAGATGAGTCGATAGCGGCAGTAGGTGCCCCAGCCAGTCCACTGGTACCATTATGCCAAGCTACCACCCCAGACACAGACAGGCCATAAGGAGCATCAATCAGAGCCAAGCAGTCCTTTCGGGTAGTGCTGGCTAGTGTAATCAACGCTGTTATGATCGTGTCACTGACAAACCCTGGAGCAGCCACAATATCAATTTGAATAGTATCTGGGTTGTCAAAGCAGTGTAGACCCGTGCTGGGCACAGTAGGAGGAGTCCCATACGCCCCCACCACGTCCGCATCGGTCACAGGGGTACCGTTATCCCCGCCTGTCAGCGTGACTGTTCCTGCGGTAAGAGCAGCCCCCACACCAGCGTCAGTTACACTGATATAGTCAGACAGGCCATTGATTCTGGTCTCAATATAGTTGTCATGGCTTGCACTTGCCGTACCCACCCTTACCAGATCATAAACCTCTACAGGAAAACCATTATACTGAACCGTGATCTTATAAGTACCGGCATCTGTGCCACTACCAAGAACAACAGTAACATTATCTCCCCAAGTACCTGGGGTATTAGCGGTAATAGTAAGAGATCCGCCACCAGCCTTTACAGAGGCAATCTCAGACGAGGCGTAGTAGTCTCCAGCTACTCTTACAAACCAAAGCTGCCTACCTGCTCTCAGGTATCTCTCAGCAGCATACAAACCATAGTGGGTTCCACTAGGAGGGCCAAATGTATCCACCAGACTACCCATATCTGTAATGAGGGTAGCAGTATCAACAGGGCCTCTAGTTGCAGTCCCAACCATCCCAAACCGGCTGGTAGACATAGCCGGGGCATAATCAGAGAAATCAATTTCTCTGGTCTGAATGCCTGGGCTTACAAGTACAGCCATTTCCACTCTCCTAATCTAAACTTAGTCCTCTAGGACACCAATTACTCTAACCGTATCCAACAGATCTGTTCCGGTTTCTAGCGGCTGGTCGTCGTCAGTATCCCAAATCTCAGTAATAACAGTTTCAACAACACCATATTGTTCAGGAACATAGTCTTTCCAAGCCGCCACTTCATACGTATGTGACCGTCTTAGCACCCGCTGATTTCTGCCTGGCTCCTTTTCAGAAGTTTCGTTAATCCCTCTCAACAGTGTGAGGGCATAAAGTTGTGTTGTCCCGCTCAAATCATGGGTAGGAATAACAGGATGGTCCACCGTAAGATAAATCTCGTCTGCTCTTTGTCTAAGAGCCAGTTGGTTGCCCAGAGCATCCAGATCTTTCAGATTCCTTGCCCACAAATCTATTTGATAGGTAATGTTATAAGGAGCAGGACGCTTCATCCCATACCACTCTGTCAGGTCACTATTTGCAGCTACCCTGTACATATAGCTGTTGTTGAACCTCTGCGGGTCATATGCCTCACTCACCCTGTTTATTGACGCGAAGGGCAGGGGTATCGTCTTCGGAGTGGTCCCCGACCTTGCAGTGAGCAACCTGCTCATTTGTGAATTGTGAACAAACACACCTGCAGACAAAGCAAAGTTATGATATGTATCCACCTCAAAATCAAAAACATCACAGGATCCAGCAGATTCTACAGACAAGACCTTATGGTTAACCCTAGCATATTTTCTCTCTCTCCAATCTAACCCAGCTTTTTCGAGCCTGCTTTGTATCACTCTGTAATCACATTTGTGTTTTCTAATTCCAAAAGGCTTCTTTCTGTACAGTGGCATTAGAGAATCGCCTGAGGATAAATCGCCTGCCCTTCTATAACTACCATCTCTAAGCATGAAAAGATGATCAGCAGTACAACGAACAACCTTCCCGTTGTCCAGCCGAACTTTTACGCAAGAAACTTTAGTCCCTGTCTTCCTAGCAGAATGGGCCTTACCCGGAGCCAGGCGACCATCAGCAGTCGTGGAGTAAACCCAAAAAGATTGTTCCTTAAACTCAATTGCAATCTGCTTCATTGTTAGCGTTCTGCCATCTAACAAAGGAACCTCAGTATCTCCAGCCAGACAAAACGCCCGTTCTGGGGTAGCAAAAACGCACAGCAACGGCCTGTCGTGGTGCTGTAAGGAATGAACCCACGAGACGAAAGCTTTATCATAGTTTCCATAGATTTGAACCGATGTCGTAGCTGGCATACTCTACACCCTCTGCTGGGTCAAGAAACCCCTGCATTACGCTCATAATCATTGAGCCCATGCTTACAGGCTCTCTTAAGAGAACCGATCTTACGGTCTGCTCCAACGCTTCTGACTGCCTCAGCAACCGTCTCGTCCAGCGTAAATCCGACTCCTCCTCCAAGATGGCAGAAAGCTCTTGTCGGAGAACCCTCACACACCATAAGCAACACATCAAATTGGGACATGGCACCATCAGCTTTGGAAGAATTTTCCGTCCGTAAGGACCTCGCACAGACACCAAATGCTTTGCCATCATACATAGCCATTTGTTGCTGGCCTCCAAAATGGTGGGTGTCAAACGTCTAGTTGCTAAGCTTGCTTCGGGCATGGCTTTCGATAGCGGCTATCAGAGTCCTCAACGGGGCTCTTATGCCAGAAAGAGAAACAGATCCATACTCCAACGCATAAAGCAACTCACCTGAGACACCACTGGCTGCCAGCTTTTCCTCATTGGGCTCTATCACCACTGAGGCCCCTGTTTTGTCAGGAACCACAGAAACCTTATAGCCTGCTATTATTGCTTCGGCTAACTTGCTTGGTGCTGACAGGATAGGACCGTAATATTGTATTTCTTCATCTGTGTAGGTATTCAGCACCGCTCGTCTAACTTCTAGCTCAAAGCGACGTTGCACCTCGTCAACAAGCTTGTCTGCAACGGCTGTAGAAACCCGCTGGCTAAAAGAGTCTCGGCGGCTTTGGTTCTTAAAATCATCTAACTCAATACTTACACGAATCACTGACTTGTACTTTTCAGATGAGTGGTACTTAGGCTAGCTGTACTTAGTAGCTTATCACTCTCTATCTATATAAAGGAGGAAAAGCCTCCTTTTTTCTCTGCTTCAAAGTTTTTATATCCCTGCGTATAGCTCGGCTCGCGGACGAACCTTCTCTGCTGAGGCAAAATAATAGATGGGTATGTCTGTATTTCCGAAAGGAGGGCCCCTCCAAATCTCCTTAACGTCATACTCAAGTGTACTGTAAACAAACCTGTCCCCTATGGAACAGACCAGCACAATAGCCCCCGTCTCTTTGTCCATGGTAGCAAGGCCAGACGTAACGAGATCGGGAACGGCTATCTGTAAAGTCACATCTCTGATCTGTTCCAGACCAAAGCGGGTCAGTGGATAAGACTCTTCCTCAGGCACAAAATAAGCCCGTAAGTTGATCCCCGTAGCCCACTCCTTCTCAACCTCATCTACTTCAAGGTGGGTAGGGTCTAACTCAGCGTCAGGTGTAGCCAGCACCCTCCAGGAAACCACTGGGAAGTGCAACCGTGTATAGTCAGACAGGATCCTAAAGATCCCTCTGTTCAGGTCTACTATGTGTGTGGGAAATCTGGTTTGCATTTTTACCTGCCATAGATAATCGGAGTCACCAACGCAGCCTCTCTCTCCAGGATGTCCTCCGTCTTGGCAAGGGCCTCCGTAGCCTCAGCCTCCAGCCTGTCGGCATCAGTAGCTAGTGTCCCGCCAGGGGCAGGAATGGTGCCAGCAAACTTCCCCCGGACCTTGGACAAGATTCGCTTGCTGTAAGCAGTTACTGAATCCAGGAAAATCCTTCGGTAGCCCTTAAACCCCTCTTCAAAAACCTCAACATCAACCAGATCCTTCACCACCACAATATGAAGGTCCCACGGACCTCCATGACAGTCAACGTAAAGCCGCCTATTAAACTCGTCATAAACCCAGTCGGGCTCTACGCCACGAATGTACTGGAACTGCTCATAAAAGGTCCTGAGCATATACCAGTCACCAATTGGAAGTTGGGGATAGACCAGCCTGTAGAGCAGGTCAAAGATGTTAAGCTG